TTCCCAAACTGTTCGTGCTTGGAATGGTGGGGCGAATCCTATTGCCATTGGTACTCAAGCGGCTTTGGCAAACATCCTTCCGGCTGATGCCAACTATCGTTACGACCTGTCGAGCGAGTACGTCAAGATGGGTTACATTCGTAACTTCCAACAAACCGATATTCTGATGTTGCCCCAAGTTGCGACATGGGAAACTCCGTTTGATTTGAGACTGGCGGACAATCGCATTTGGATTGTTTCTCCGTCTGCTCAAAAACTCGTTAAGGTTGTTCTCGAAGGTTCGACTCTTGCTTACACTGATGAAGTGTACAAGAACGCCAATTTGCTCCAAAACAGCAACTTGGTTAAGTCGTGGGCTACTGGCATTGCTACAAATGCCGTCGCAGGGACAATCGAGTTATCGTAGTTCATTGATCTAAATTAAATGGAGGGGTCTTCTACGCCTCTCCATTTAATAATATTTAAGGTAGAGATATTATTTATAATTTTTAGGAGAAAAAACTAGTCATGGCAACTAAAGGTAAGTCCAGACCATCAATCCAAGAGGATGAAGGTCAAGAAGTGGTTCAAAATAAAATAGCATTGGATGAATTGATTCCTGTTATCAGTCTTTTGGACTACCCGTTAAATTTACTACAAATGAATAACGGAAGAGCAAAGTATAAGTTTGATAAATTCGGACAACGCAAGGAAATACTATATCAGGATGTTTTGTTAATCTTGGAACAGTATCGTTCTTTCATGGAGTCTGGTTACTTTATTATTCTGGATAAACGTGTGGTAAATCGTCACGGTCTACAAGAATTACAATCGAGTATTCTCACAAAGGAAAAGATTGAAAAGATTCTTGAAGGTTCTACAGATGCTTTTGAAGTATATAAACAAGCAATTCAAAGCCAACAACGGACTATTGTTCAAATGATTACTCAAAGACTTGTCGAAAATCCAGATTCAATGGATAAAAACATTGTGGATCAGATTTCACGACATTCTAAAATAAACATTCTTCAAAATGCCGAAGATGCAAGGGCTTTGCTGAAAAAAGAAGAACCAATTTAACCCTTGACAAAACTACGTTAATGTGGTAATATTATTTTGAGCGGATAGGACAGATCATCCGAAAAACGCAATCCCTAGCGTCCTCCGCTCATTTTTATTTAAGGGAAAATATTTCATGGGAGAAATGATGACGATTGGAATTTACTGCTTTGAAAACTTAGTTGATGGGAAAAAATATATTGGGCAATCCATAAATATTGAAAGAAGATATAAAGAACATTTTAGATTTCTTGAAAAAGAGGAATGTGGTGATGAAAATAAATACTTTTGGAATGCCCTAAAAAAATACGGTATTCAAAATTTTTCATTTTATATTTTAGAAGAATGTCACCAAGACCTTCTTAACGATTTAGAGGTAAAATATATCAAAGAATTAAATTCTCATAAGACAGAAAATGGCTATAATGTTTCATGGGGAGGAAATTCTCCAATGAGGGGAATTGAAAAATCAGTGGAAACTAGAATGAGAATGAGCAATTCCAAAAAAGGAAAGCTACTCGGAAAAGACAACCCTAATTACGGGAATAAAATGTCTGAAGATTCTAAGAAAAAAATATCTGAGGCGAACTCTGGTAGAGTAAGATCGGAAGAAGCCAAGAAAAAAGCACTTGAAACAAGAATTGAAAACAATGGAAGATGGGATGGAAAAAATCACCCCAATTTTTCCAAAAAGTTTAAAAAAGTAGTTCTCAATATATTGGTGTTTTCTGGATAAAAAAGAAGAAAAAATGGCAGGTTTCGATTTCCATTGATGGAAAAAGAATTGGAATAGGCTTTTGTGATTCTGAAATAGAAGCCGCGAAAAAATTCGACAAATATGTTTTAAATAATAATCTTCCTCACACTTTGAATTTTCCATTAATTAATAATCAATAAATGTCTCCACTTGGGAGGCATTTTGCTTTAAGAAAGGAGGGATATGGCTACAAGTTTCAATGAAATTTATGATTTTTTCATGACTACAATAAATGATTACAGATTGGTAACTCTTTATGATTCTTCACAGGTAAATTTTCAAACCTATCTTTCGGCTTGGCTTATACAATCCATACCTGAGTTTATAAATTGCGATCAAAGTCTATCATATTCTGGAACAGATTTTTCAGAAACCCTCACTCAAAAGAATATAAACATTCTTACTCTGCTAATGAAAAAAAGATGGTTTGAAAAAGAGTTAGAAAACATAATGCAAATCACAAATGTAATTCAAGACCGTGATTTCAAGATGTTCTCTCAAGCAAATAACATGAAAGAAAAAAGAGATAGACTTATGACTTTACAAGAGGAAGTTTCTCAAAAACTAGTTGACTACGGGCTAAATTATGGTACTGATTGGTCAGCTTGGTTTAATGGAGAATATTTTGTTCCATCTTAGGAGGTGCAACCTTGTCATATGTATATAAATTTATTCCTTCTGGTAATGTAATCCAAACCCCTCCAAAAGAAACGTATAAAACAGAAGTTCAACAATCTTTTAATGATTACTTCTACCAATCGGTAGATTGGTATACTATTCAAGAAGAGACATCTGTAGGATCAGGACAATACCAGAATGTAGATGTCAGGGTAAACAATGTAATTAATCCGACCACCTCGGATAATATTGAAGACGACTTCAAGAAACTAATCTTTCCTGACCTTGACCATTCTGTTAATTTAGGAAGATTATATTTGTTTGGCGATAATTACTGGATAACAACCAATGTAGACAAAATAAAATCATTGGCTCAAACAGTAGTCGTCAGACGATGTAATAACGTTTTGCGATGGATAGATGAACAAACTGGTGCTTTCTACGAAGAACCTTGTTCTATTGGATATTTGATTAAAGAAAACAGAGATTATTCTACGGCAGGATCGGCATTAGTTGTTCCATCCGGTATGGTAGATTGTTTCTTCCAAATAAACTCTAGAACAAACAAAATAAAACCAAATCAAAGATTTTTATTTGGAAATCCGAGTAACTGGACAGCATATCGCGTCGAGGGTGGTGGTATTAACAACTTCAATAATCAAATGACGTTGGATAATAACTCCGCTTCATTAGGAAGATACGGTTTATCTGTAGACTTCACTAATCAATCAACTGATGATTTAACAAACGGAATAGCCAACGCTTACGATACCAGTAGTGTCTTCATTTTCAGATTTCACATCTTCAAAGTCAAACGAGAAAGCTTTACAATGATTCTTCCAACCATCGATTTGAGCAAAAGAGAATTCTTTAGCTTTTTCTTTCATCTCAGAGAAACTATCTTCGGGAATAACTTTCTTCTCGGACATTTCTTTAAGGAAAGAGTTAACTTCAAATTCTTTCTTTTCGTTTTCGATTTCGGCAAAGCGTTTCTTGAGTTCTTCATTCTCCGCTTTTTCAGCCATGTAAACTTCTTTGTCTTCGTCTGCCTTTGCCATCTTTTCTTTCATAGCGGACATTTTAGCCGACATTTTCTTCATTGCGGCGTACATACCAGCCATCATAGCAGATGGATTTTTACCAGAACCAAATTCTTCTTTGGCTTCAGCAAACTTTTTCTTTTTGTCTTCTTCGTCTTCCTCATCTTCTACTTCAGCAAAGAGTTTTGCGAATTCCTCTTTTTCTTCTGCAAAAAGTTCGGCATAGTTGAATTCTTTTTCTTCGACTACTTCTTTTTCTTTTTCGATTTTTTCAGCCATGTTTTCTTGACCTCCATTAATATTTTCTTCTCTGTCGATACTTAGATAGTTATCTACTATCGGATTATCATTTGAGTCTTCAATTATATCTGTTACATCTTGTGTGGTTTCTTCGTCTGAGAAGTACGACATTTTAGTGTCGTCTAATTCATTCATTCTTTTAACTAACGATGTAGACCATTTTCTACCAGCATTGCCGCCCCATAACTGCCACGCTATCCAACCGTTGCTTTCCTTATCATCTAAATTATCCCCTGCATGACGTGGAAAATACTTGGCGATATGTCTGACCTTTTCTGGAGTAGCTGTGTCGTTATTTATTATATAACGTGCGCTTGCAAGACCTACTGATGTTCCACCCCTACCAAACTTTTTGTTTAGTTCAAGACCTTCTTTTGCGCTTGCTTTTACACCTGCTG